TATATGGAACTTTCAAGGGGCGGCATAACCGCCCCTATACTGGTTTATTCTGGTGGGAAAAGATCGGCACCACCATTGATGATCCACTGCCGTACAGCCTCAGATTTCTTAATCTCAGGATCACGATTACAGGCATCCTTGAGGCAGAAGCCAACGAACTCTTGTTGATCCAACCGCTTGAGATATCGCAGGATGTTACCAGCATTGCCCTGCGTCATGCGATACGCCAAGCCGGATGCCAATGCGTAGAGGATCATGGCATCGTGCGGCACCTCAGCCGTGTCAGGGTTGCTGATCACATTGTCGAGATCAGGCATGTTATCCTCTAACTTGATATAGCCGTAGAAATCAGCGGTGGCAGGACGCCCGACAGTACCGGCAACGGCCTCAGCCTCAGCAACTTGCGGCAAGCCCCATGACAAAATGGTGCTGACACGATCCCATGACCGGAACGATGGGTTGGCATCAGCGTCACGATCAAACTTGACCGCGAACTCAGGCCGTGCGCGAAGGAAGCCAGTGACATCCTCATGCACACCGTTGGCAACCATGTAGGCAATGGCATCCTCGACATCAGGATCGATAGGCAGGAACATCAGGCAGTCCTTGAGATGCGAAGGCATGTTGTTGGTGCCAGCCCGATCTGACATGCGATTGCCAGCCGCACAGATCACGACATTGTGGGGCAAGTCGAACTCGCCGCAACGCCACTCGTTGATAAGCTGACGCCCAACATTCATGTTGGCGACAGGTGCCTGTGGCAACTCATCCAAGAACAGGACAACCACCTCATAGCTGGCGGCCATCTCATGGATGCGGCGAAGCCAGAATGGCATGACACGATGGGCCTCGCCATCAAGCAAGGCAATGATGCCATTCACCTCAGCGGCATCCATTGAGGCAAGTGAGAGAATGTACAGCCCCCAGTCGCGTTCTGCGCTGATCTGTTGAACCATGGATGTTTTGCCCATGCCCATGCCAGCGATTGCATACGGTATGGTCCGGTCAGCATCACGGCTCTCGCGGTTGGCAATTTGGCTATCGAATGAAGCCTCGAAGATAGTCTTAGCAAGTGAAAGTTTCATATTGAAACACTCCCGAAAGGTTGAAGATTGGTTATACGTTTTGATCTACACACTGAGCGTAGTAGGCATCGTAGTATTCATCGATTTCTTTCGATGCAGCAGCGACAAAGGCACGGCCTGATTTGATGGTGAAAGGCAGATCGATGTTAAAGCGGCGATACTGCTTTTTTCTCAGATCAAACACTACGATCAGATGATCCGGAATGTTTTGATCGTTCTTGATCACACCCCAGATAGGACGATGTGAGCCGTCCTGCTTGGTGAAGTGACCGGAAAAAAATCTGCCATACCAGCCCGACAGAAGGCGCTCTTTTCTATTCATTCTTTGTCTCCCAAAAGGTTGAAGGTTGATTAAAAGTTAGATAGAACTTTTATTTATTCATATCGCTCCATCGAAGGATGGTATTGACCTCACTGGTGGCGAGACCAAATCTGTTTGCCACCTGTTGAACAGTGATGTTGAGGTCACTGTCGAACATGTGACAGATGGCTTTGTCTCTCACCTTCCGCGCGATGGACCTTGCGTGGCGTGTTGCCATGTCTACAGCGAGGCTTCCGGCGTCAAGGCCGGTTATCTTGGCATGGGCTAAGGCCTCACGGTGGGCCTGCTTGAAGGCTTCCCACTTGAGAGGCTCCATATTACTCGCCTCGCAATCGCGAACATGGCACTTGAAAAGCTGCATTCTCATAGTTGCTTTGTCTGACATTTTGTCTCTCCCAAAAGAAAAGGGGGAATAAATCCCCCAGTTTAGAATTGATCGACAACGGCATCGACTACCTCGTTCTCTTCAGAAACTTTAGCCATTTCCTCTGCCGCACTCTTGTCGGCCTTGATACGAGCCGCTTTATACTTGCGATATTGGTTGTCGAACTCGGCCCAATCTGTCTCGCTAAACTTGCTGGCGTTGAAGCCGCCATCATGATTGTGCTTGCCGAACAGACGCTGGGCTAGCGCTTCCATATCACCGACAGGCTTGCCCTGCTTGACATGCGCGGCCAATTTAGCCTCAGAAGTAACGCCAGCATCCTTAAATGCCGCCTTGACACCATCAGCAGTCAGGTTGGATGCGTTCTTGTACCACCCAAAAGAGACGATGGCTTTGATGGTATTCTCATACCGCTTTTTACAAACAGCATCTTCAAAACCGGCATCTTTTCTCAGGGCATTTTTGAAGTTGTCTATGGCAAGATTGCCACCAATCATTTTGCCCTTTTCGATATCGCCAACGCCCTCCACCTTTTTGGTGTTGACGCGAACACCCACCGAAATAGCGGCAGGGATAAGCTGGGCATATTGATCAATGACAAGGCCGTTGATGGCTTGAGTGTCGGCTTTTTTGTTGCCCTGCAATGTGACAACCTGACCTTGAAGATCATTCAGAGTGTCGAGGATGTTGTTGTTTGCGAAAGGGTCAACATAAGTGTTTTTTGTAGGCATATCATAACTCCCGAAAAGGTTTGTGTTTCGCCGTTGTGCTATCGGCTCATCAGTATGTCAGCATCAGACATAGACACAGGGGCAAAGCCCCTATGATATTTGTTGGTTACAGGACGCCAATATCTTTTGAAAATTTTTGATGTAGCCTTTCATGTCGCGCTACGAATTGAGCCTCTCTATAATCTGAAGTGCGGTAGACAATCTCATAGGCTGGGCTATCGTAGACCACACCTGAGTTTGTATAATCGGGCCATATCTTGATATCACCGGCTTTCGCAGTCATGAGTTCGTAAACATCACCAACACCGGTAAATCTAACAACCATCCATTCTTTCATTACAAAGTCTCCAAAATTTTGTTGAATTGATTTTCAGTTAATGGCTTGAGCCAGTTGCAAGTAGGCTTGCCATAGTGAGTGCCGATCTCAACCTCGACAGGCTGGTCTAGCCAGCCCTCTAACATGTAGTTGATAATGTCATCGTTGCGTGTTCTGAATGACCAGCCCAACCCTTTACCGTTGGGGTCCATGACCGCCAATTCAAAACGAGGGTTGCCGTTGATGCTGTTGTCCATGCGCTCGATTAACTTCAAAATTCCATAGTGGCGAGTGATGTTTTTCATGGTTGTCCCTCCTATTGAACGTCATTCAAAACAATGTTGACTGCTTGCGTCACGCCATATCCCTCGTGGACATTGTTGTCCAAAAGTTCAGTGATAACCTGTTCGATAAGGTCACCGGCATCGTCATAGATGTAGAAATCACCATTCAGCAGACCCCTGACCGCTTTCATCAGTGGGTTGCAAACAGCACCAACCATCATCGGGCGTGTCCACTCTGGGGCGTTATCGCTGTCAGCGTCATTGCAAGCCCACATAATGGAAAGCAACTCAGCAATTTTAGCATGGCGGTATTCGGTCATCATGATGTCAGTCATATTGGCTCCTGTTTCGCGTATCTCTTCAAGGCATGGGTACGATCCCATACGACAGGTAGGGCAGGTTGTCAGTCTGCCCATCTTCCGCCCTATCGGTTGATTTGAGTTTGACCCAGTCGCTTCAGGCATTGGATTGCCACCATCGCATTCTTTGTAGGGTCTGGCATCCATCACGCTGGAAGTGGGCGGTCATCTGGTCACTGAAGCATGCAGGGAAAGGGGTGCATCGTAAGCCGTTGTCACAGACAGTGGGGCTTTCAGTGTGACGCTGGGCGGCCAACCCAAGGTGCTTATCGCGGCTTTGTAATCCTCCTATGCCGGTGGCAGCGCGACATCCGGTGTCGCGCTCTGCTGAAGCAGTACGCTTCAATATCATGGATTTTTGTGTTTGTGAAGAGGCAAAACCCATTATTTATCATTTATTTTCATTTATTTTCATATGTGGTCTGTAACGTAGGCTGGAAGCTAAAAACGCCGTTGGCATCTTTTTGGTAGGAAAGTACCGGAAAACACCTAAAGGCCGTCAGTGGGCTTCTGAGGGCGATTTAGGGCATGTTGAGGTTTTAGGGTATGGGGAAAGTTACCGATAACTTTTCATGGGGGAATAAATCAGATAGGGTGCCGATAGGTAAAACCGCGAAAGGCCCACCGCCAAGGTGCTGGGTTATGGATAGGGGCAATACAATGGGAAAGAATACAAGCAAGGGTAAGGGTAAGCATCTAAGGGTAGTCGGTAAGGAAGACAGACTAACACCCAAGCAGGAAGCATTCGCCATGCAGGTGGCAAAAGGTGCCATGCTGAGTGAGGCCTACAGAGATTGCTATTCGGCAGAGGGTATGCGTGACAGCACCATATGGTCAGAAGCATGCAAGCTGGCACAGAACCCCAAGGTCACCACAAGGATCAAAGCCATTCAAGCTGATATGGAAGCAGATCGCCGCACGATAGAGCGCAGGCGAGAAGAGTGGGTTTTGAAACGGCTCACACAGGAAGCCGATCAGGCAGAGACTGACGGCGCGAGGATCAGGGCAATCGAATTGGTGGGCCGGACCATCGGCATGTTCACTGACAGGATCGAACAGGCAGACGACACTGAGCGGAGCGCATCCGATATCGAAGCGGATCTACGGAAGCGGCTGGACCGACTGATGGGTGGTGATTGATCCGGCTGATGGCTGGACCCCACCCTCCCCCACCCCACGGTGATAGTGCGCGGCACTGCGGTCGTATATACATGAACATCTGCTCACTCAATCTCAAACTCTCTCAAAAGCCCATACAACCCCCTTTAGTGTATTTAGCTACACCCCTACCCCTTTTATGTTCTAAGGGTGCCACAAGGCTCTTAAAACGCCGTTAAACGGTATTCTATTGGTCTAGGAATCCTAGGGGGGTGGGTATCACTAAAAAATTTTTAAAAAGTTACCTATAACTTACTCATCCTCTGCATAGAGGTTATTGAAGATCTGAGTTGTATCTAACGTGTAGTCCAGATCTGATTTTGAGTAGTGGATATGCTGCGATGGCAGGAAGTCTGGTGCGCCTTCACCTGTTTCAAACCACGCTGGATGTGTGACTCTCACGCGGTTGTTAGGTAACGCTATGATGTTTCCTGTCCAACTACCTGCATCCAGAAGCTCCATGACATGACTCTGCTTGTGTTGTGCAGGATCATCTGCAATCTCACTATCGGTGTAGTCCACTGTGAACAGATACTTGGCTGGGTAGAACTCGCTGTCTACCTTTGCAAGCCATGGACAAGGCGTTGCTCTGTTTAGCGTGTAGACTGAATGAGTGTGTGACATGCAATCCCATGGCTGGGCGTAATGAACCGGCATTGGTTCAGGCCAGTCTTCAAAAGGTGTGTCACCAACTAACGCGGTGATTGGCATTCTAGCCCACATGGCCCCACCATGCACATTTGGCTCATCCTCATCATCTGTTTCACATCCTGTGAATATTACTTGAAAACTCAAACACCGATTAGGCATTGTCGTCACAGCAATACACATTGCATGAAGAAACTCACCATGATATCTCATGTGATTACACGTGTATTCACGCCTAACCCAACATTTGAAATGATTTATATTACTTTGTAAAAAAGGCATCTTTGTCTCCCAAGCCTATATATTAATATATTATAATACATTAATCATTTATGTTAAAATATTTATATATTATAATATAGGGGCTTTAACTTTCAGAAAGGAAAAATGATGTTAAAAGCTATAATGAATTTTTTCTTCCCAAGTCCTGAGAGGGCTAGAGATGAAAAAGGAAGACTAAAGGGAGATGACAAGAAAACCCCTACAATAAATGAGGCTTGGGTTGGTGGTAAATCACCGGCTAAGAAAAAGACCAAACCAAAAAGAATTGTAACTGGCAAAGCTAAACTGACTCCTCCAAAGAAAAGAGGAAGGCCAAAAAAACGAAGCGCCGCATAAGGGGATGGAAGAACAGGAATACTACGTCTATAATTTAGGGGGATGTAAGTCTCCCTTCATCCCCGGCGGGTGTAGCGTTCCTTTCCGCTCCCCGCCGTCATTACATTCAGGAGATTGTGAATGAATGATCTTGCTTTGATAAAAGCAAAGATAAGCACCCTTCCTGTAGAAGATCAAAAAGAGATGCTCGACCTTATTGTTGAGTTGGAAGAAGCGAAAGAGCGAGAAGAGTCTCGTGATGATTTCCTGACATTCGTGAGAAAGATGTGGCCTGCTTTCATTGGTGGACGGCACCATGAGATCATGGCTGATGCTTTTGAACGTGTAGCAAACGGTGAGTTGAAGAGACTGATAATCAACATGCCACCCCGGCATACCAAGTCGGAGTTTGCTTCATATCTGTTTCCAGCATGGTTTCTTGGCAGATACCCAGAGAAAAAAATCATTCAGACGGCACACACTGCCGAACTGGCAGTTGGTTTTGGCCGTAAGGTTAGGAACCTGATAGGCCAAGATGATTTTCAAAGCGTGTTTCCCGGTATAGAGTTGTCCTCTGACTCCAAAGCAGCAGGCAGATGGAACACAAATAAGCGGGGAGATTACTTTGCTATTGGTGTGGGTGGTGCAGTCACTGGTAAAGGAGCTGATGTTCTCATTATTGACGACCCGCACTCGGAGCAGGAGGCGGCACTGGGGGCTTACAACGCAGAAGTCTACGAGAAAACCTACGAATGGTACACATCTGGACCAAGGCAGAGACTCCAGCCGGGGGGAGCTATCATAATTGTTATGACCAGATGGTCTACCAGAGACCTGACAGGTAAAATTATCAAGTCTGTCACCCAAAAAGAGGGTGTAGATGAGTGGGAAGTCATAGAACTCCCTGCAATCATGCCGTCTGGCAAGCCATTGTGGCCTGAATTTTGGCCGATTGAGCAACTTGAGTCGCTAAAAGCAGAACTTCCTGTCTCAAAATGGTCTGCACAGTACCAACAGAACCCAACTTCGGAAGAAGGGGCGCTAATTAAACGAGAATGGTGGCAAGAATGGGAGCGTTCCAACCCTCCAGCCTGTGAAGCTATCATTCAAAGCTGGGATACAGCGTTTTTAAAGACTCAAAGGGCCGATTACAGCGCTTGTACAACGTGGGGAGTGTTTTATCACCCTGATGAGAATGGAGAATCACATCCAAATCTCATATTGCTAGATGCTTATAAAGAAAAACTTGAGTTTCCAGATTTGAAAAGAGCAGCATACGAAAAATACTGGGAATATGAGCCAGATCAGATGATTGTCGAGGCGAAAGCTGCTGGATCTCCACTAATATTTGAGCTTCGTGCGATGGGTATCCCCGTGACAGAGTTTACACCTTCGCGAGGTCAAGATAAGATAGCCCGTGTAAATGCAGTTAGTGATTTATTTGCCAGTGGTGTTATATGGTGTCCTGCAACAAGATGGGCAGATGAGGTTATCGAAGAGTGTGCCTCATTTCCTTCTGGGGATCACGATGATTTAGTTGACTCTACCACTCAGGCTCTGCTGAGATTCCGTCAAGGGGGTTGGATTAGAACCTCAATGGATGAGTGGGACGATGAACCGAGCTATAGAAGGCCGGTTGAGTATTATTAAGGGGATTTAAAATGGCAGTCGAGAAGCAAATGACACCATCCGATGTGGATGCTGAAGGTACAGAGGCTGTCGAAGTCGAAGTTGTGAACCCTGAAGCGATATCGATATCTGATGATGATGGTGCGATGGTTATAGATTTCTCTGGTGACGTTGCAGATGAAATCATGGGTCCAGATCATGATGCTAATTTAGCAGAATATATGGATGATGCAGATCTTGAGTCTTTGGCATCTGAACTAGTTACAGATTTTGAAAGCGATAAGCAGTCACGCCGTGATTGGGCAAGAAGCTATACTCGTGGTTTAGATCTTTTGGGAATGAAGATTGAAGAAAGAACCCAGCCTTGGCAGGGTGCTGCTGGTGTATTTCACCCTCTCCTTACAGAAGCTGTTGTTCGATTTCAGGCTCAGGCAATGGGGGAGCTTTTTCCAGCATCTGGACCTGTACGTACAAAGATAGTTGGCCGCAAAGACGTAGAAAAGGTTGAGCAGGCTCAACGTGTAGAAGAGGAGATGAATTATCTTCTTACAGAAAAGATGACAGAATATAGAGATGAAACAGAACAGATGCTGTTCCGTCTTCCTCTTGCAGGCTCCGCTTTCAAGAAAGTCTATTATGATCCTCTCATGGAGCGTCCTGCTGCCATGTTTGTGCCAGCAGAAGATTTTGTTGTTTCATACGGCGCATCTGATCTCGCCACATGTCCTCGCTATACGCACGTAATGAAGAAAAATGCAAATGAGATTGTAGAGCTTCAGGTTAATGGTTTCTATCGTGATATAGAGTTGCCAGATCCTGAGCCAGACTATTCAGACATCCAAGAGAAGTATGATGAGATTGAGGGAGAGAGCGCTGTTATCGAAGATGATGACAGG